TTGTTATTTTTTTAGCCTGTAAAATCCGTATAACAGAATCCACACTATCTTCAGATACACCACTTGTGCTTAACTTATATATAGCAGGAAAAATCTTATCTGTTCCGTTTAATTGATATAAAACTGAACCTGAGAATATAATCTCTGCACTCTCTGTATCCTTCACAAAATCAAATTCTGTATCGTATATATAATCGCCATACCCTTCATTGAATTTCTTTCTGTAGTTTTCACCATAATAGTCATTGTCTGACTTGTATTTGAACTGATAATATCGAGCGTTTATTTCTGACATAGGCTTTATCGACCATGTACTTGCTCTATCTACCTTGTTAGTCCAATCAGCTATCGTACCTGAATAGAAATCAATATAAGGCTTGACTATGATTTTTTTAGAATCATAAGGGTCATCGTATGCGTATAGGTTAAACATTTTGCAAATTGATAAAAAGAAATCCCTTTGCGTTATACCTTTGGGAAGGCATTGTTGTAAATCTAAAAGTTCATTATATATAACCGCTATTTCATTTGCAACGGATGAAGTACAAGTAAAATCTCCATCAAATAATTGATATTGAGTTACATTTGAACTCATTTGAATACTAAGTGTATCACTAGTAGATAGAGAAACATTTTCTACATCTAAGTTGATGGTGTAAGTAGTTGTATTGCTATATACATTAATGCTTATTTGCTTTAATACCGTTGCGTTTTTATACAAGTATATTGTTGCTAATACTGGTATAGGACTTTTGATTTGAAATCTAGGTCTGCACGTTATATCGACCTGCGTTCCAGAGCCAGTATAAGTTATCGGGTTACTTCCAGTAAAACTTCCTGCCGTTGCTACGGTTACAGGTAAATATAATGCACTTGTAAGTGTTGAATTAAAATTACCATCAAATGCTGTTGTACTTACTTTATTTACAACCTTTTGATTATTAGGAACGACAAGCCTATTAAATAACGCTGTATTTAATAAAGGGAAATCCCACGTATATCCAGAATTATCTTTTATTTTATTAAGAATTTCTTTAACATAAAATGCAGGTCGAAATGCTTTAAAATCAAAACTAACTTTATCTGTAGATACTTGTCCGTAATCTATTAAAGGATAGTAAACTCCAGAGCCGTTTATATTATCCCAAGAATTTGTAATGTTAGTCCAGTTCCATGCTACATTATATGTACTAAAATCTAAATCATCAAAAGGATTTGTATTTCCTGCTAATTTCTTATTTCCCAGAGCCGACATAAACCCACCTAAATCCCCTGCCACAGAACACTCATAAGTAAGAACTGCACCTTGTTTTACTATTTCTAAAATCCTTAATACTCCTTTAAATATCTGTACTCCATCTATAAAGATTCTGCATTGTGCGTATTTACTAGCATTAAAATTAAATCCAACATTAGGCTGGTCGTTTACGCTAGTATTAGCATTATTCAAATCAAAGACAAAACCGAATACAGAATTATTGTTATTGTTACCTGCTATCTTTATTGTTTTAGAATAGCTTGTATTTTTAGAGCCAAAGTCATTAATATCATCAATAGCATACGTGAACTCTGTATCAATATCCTCTGTAAGGTCTAATCTATAATCCTCTATGTATATTTCAGTCCTCATCTAAACTGGCTGTAAATTGTTTTAGGAATCTCTGCGTCTACCTCTAGGTTAAATACTTTATCTACCCCATCTATTTTATATTCATAGTTTGTAGTTACAATATATAAGGGCAAGTACATTGATTGCACCTCTATATACGCAGATGGGGAAGCTACTAACTGCCCAAGCCAATCATAGTTAATCTGATTAACATAATCGCCTCTTAGCTTTATAGCGTTAAAATGTTTGACAGAGTATGGTATTCGAGTTTCGTTATATCTGTTATAGCTATCCCACGTTTGCATTACTCCGCTATACCGTTGCCAATCAGCTCTTCTAAAATCATTTCGCTCATAAGTTGCTGATTTTCTATTAACAAGGCTAAAGTTGTATGTATCCCATCCTCCGAGCCTGTTGAGAAAGTGTACATTATACCCCTGATATTTGGAGCAGTCGTGGTAGATACGTACGACTCTGGAAGTTCCAGCACCAGATATATAGAACTCATAGCGATATGTATTAGCTGTGATAATTGTAGAACCTGCCCATGTATTTAAAGCACTAGCAGATAGATTAAAAATACTTAGAACAGATGTAATGTTTGCTAAAGCCGAATGGGATGCCACTAAATTCCCTGCACTATCATAAGTCCGCAAATATGCGGTTTCATTTGTTCCCTCACTCCTTAAAAATGAAATATAAAATCTGTCTCCATAATTTACTTTTATATTGGATAAATCCCTTTCTGTTAGCCAGTTATCTTTATAGTTACTTAATTGGGTATTGTATTGAGATGATAGGGTTACACTAGCCCCAGAGGAATACAGGTCAGCGTATTCTGGATAGTAAAAGTTATATGCGGAATAAGTAGCTGAAGCATCAGAGTTTACCGATATGCCTCCAGATACCTCTTCCCTTATTTCTAAAGCGTATTGTACCCGATAGTTATTTGTGCTGGTTACCAGTATAGAACTTCCACTAGGCTCAAAGTAATTCGTTATCTGGGAACGTACAATAGGAGCAGTATTAAAATAACCTTTACTATCGTTTGGGTTAGGAAATACTTTAGACCTGCTAAGTAAAGTTCCCCCGACCTTGATGTCGAAAACAAACTTGAAATTAGTTGTACCAGAATTTGTACTGCTACACGTTACCCAAATATCATCGTTCAAGCAGCTATCACTTGGCGGCGGTGCTGTTATTGTTATTGCCATATTGTCTTAATTGTAAAATAATATCTCCGCCTAGAACTTCTGCTAGGCTATCTTTAAAATCCTTTCCAAAGTTTTCTTTAATCGCCCTATCAAAATAATAGGTAGCACGAATACCATCTCTCTTTATAGCAGAACTAACCGCATAGGCTAATCGCTTTTTGTTATCTGCTTCAGATAAAATCTTCTTTAGTTTCCGCCTTTTCTTCTGGACTTTAGACAGGTCTAGGTTATCAGCCCTAAGGGATTTCCTAGCCTTATTGAGCCATGAGAATATTTCTGCTGCCATCTTCCTATTCGGAAACCTTGATTTATAGCTATATTTACCAGATGCCTTTTTAGGCTTAGCATTCTTCCCACCTACGCCCTTAACACCCTGATTAATAAAATCATAGTATTTAATTTGCTTAGAGCCTAGCGGATAACCTACCTCTAAGGTATATCCATCGCCATCTTGATAGACGATAGGTGCATTTACGTCAAGTAAATCACCAGAACTGATTGCCCCTGCTTTCTCTAGGTTTTTTCGTATAGTTTGGTTGAAATCTAGCCCTGCTTGGACTAGCATCCTTTCTAATATAGGCAGCGTCTTTGGGTCTTGTAGGTTATACCCATTTTTAAATCTATTAAGAAACTGCTCTTTAATAAAGGCTGCCTGTTGTCTTTTCACATAGATAAATGTCTAAAATAGACGAAATTACCTAGTAAAATCCCTGTAGGCTTTAATGTAAGCTAAGGCATTTAAATACTCTATGCTCGGTAATTGATATGCTTGGTTAAGTTCGATACGATAGTATTCTGCAACCTGTGTTGTGGTATATTGCCATCCATAATACTCAATAAATCGGCTAGAGCCTTTTCCGCCTGTTCCACTCCTTGCCTCTGAAGTTCCATCTTCAAATAGTCCCTTGAAACCTCTATCCAAATCCGATATACATGATAAAAAAAAACAATGCTATGGTAAACATCTACGAAATTAGCCTCTAGCATATCCTCTGCGTAAACAAAGTGCATCGTAGAATCGTACCTAGCCTCTTTCCAGCCCCATAGCGTTCGTTTCATCGGCACAACCATACTAGCTGCTAACTTGTGTAGATTAGCGATTAAATCGGTCTGGAATACCTTAGATTCAATATACCTAGCACTAGGCATCTTCCGTACATCATAAATACACTTGTAACGCTTTCCGTTTACTTTAATATACTTGACAGGCTTTCCTGTAATCTCCTGCTCTAGAAACTTTAGCCTAGCCACTTCCTCGTTATAGCGTTCTACTGTTAGGTCGTTTACCTGATTCGGTGTCCAATTATTAACAATAGCTATAAGCCTATCTATTCTGTCCAGAGGATGCGTGATAGAGTTCGCTTCTACTATCTGCTGATATTGAAATAAGTTTATGTCTTTCCAGTTCATAATAAAAAAAATAAACCCCCACCTAGAAAGGCAGGGGTAATTACACTTACAAAACCCTCTCTTTTACATCTAAAGTTAAATCCAGATTCATAGCGTTAAAGAGTTTAGTAGCTATGGATAGGCGTGGCATAAAGCCTCTCTCTATCCTGTTAATGGCTACAAATGAAACTCCTGACTTTTCTGCTAATTGCTTCTGGGTTAGATTAGCTTTGTTTCTCTGCTCTTTGAGTAGTTGTCCTATCATATATCTATTTTTGGTTCAATGCTGTTTTCTATCTTCTGCTTCTCTTCGCTAGTAAGCCTATCGGTTATGTCTATCTGTACTCCTGCTATATCTATGTATACTTTATTCAGTGTACATTCAATGGTAGAATCATCGAAATAATGATACCCATGACATTCCTCTACCCTAAAAGGTACTTGCTCATAAAGTACATCGTACTCTATTACGCAGTCAATTAATTGGTCTTGTGTCATTGTACATCTACTATAGTTTCCATTAAAATCTTCGGGTCTTTAGGGTTAGCGTTCTCTACTACTTTGTTGTACATCTCTACTGCTTCCTCAAAGTTAAAGGTAAGCGTACCAGAGATATACTTTTCGTCTTTCCAAATACCGTAGTAAACTTTTCCAATTTCGTCTACTTTTTCTAAAAGTTGAATTTTCATAATAAGTAGTTTAAAAGTTATCTGCTAATATACAAATAATGATAATAATAAAAAAAACTTTTTTCGGGTTGTTCTGTACGTAGGTTTCTATCTGGTTCATAATTTAGGCAGTTGTTAGGATGCTGCACCCCTTGTTTATTAAAATCTAATTTCGTAACCTTCCCAATGATTTGCATTTTCTTCATAAGATGAAGGATTTTCTAACTTTTCCAATTCCATTGTAATTAAAAATGCAGTTTTATCTCTCTGATTTTGGTCAAAAAAGTTCATTGGCATTTCAGAATAAATCAAATCTAACTGATTGCGTAACTCTTGAATTCTTTGCTGTGTGTTCATTTTGTTTGGTTTTGTTTATACAAATATAAACCTATTTTTAATAATAGCAAAAATATCTTTACTTTTTTATATATATTTTTTTTTATTATATATATATTATATATTTACAGGAACTTATAGCTACCGCTTCCCATTCGGCTGGTGTAGTTCTGCCACGCTAAGGCTAGAGCCATAACGCAATCGTCATGGAATCCGCTAGGGGCTGAATACTTTACCCCATTAACCGTAAATTGATACTCGAATATCTCTAGTTCCTCTACTATCGTGCCTGTCGGGAAGCCTATCCTTTTAGTATGTATGGCGTTCTGTAGCCCGACCATTAGCTGTTGCTTAGAGTTCTGGGTAAACTTTAGCCCCTCAACCATTAGCCCTTCCCTCTGGAGTTCCTCGAAGATTGGGTCACCAACCCCTGTAGAATCCAATAAAATGGGCTTTCTAGGCAGTTTCTTAATGGCTTCCTTAGTTCCGTACCAATCCTTCTGGAATCGGTCAAAATAGGCTGTATTGCCCCCAGAATCCAATCCTATGATAACCGACCAATCATAACTCTTGGCTAGGTCTATCCCGAAGCATACAGGCTCTCCGCTCATAGGTCGGATACAATCCCTTATATTATGGCTTCCAAATGGATTAGCCGCATTCTCCATAGGGTTAGCTAGGTACTCCTGCTCGAATACTGGAGCAGGTAGCTGCTTTCTAGCCTCTTCGATTTCGCTGTGGTCTATATACGGATTATCGTAAGTTGTATATTTAAAAGATTGCCAGTTTTCCTCTCCGCCCTTCATATACAGGCTATAAAAAAAGTTCTTTCCTCTAGGGGTAGAAAGGAATAATGCCCAGCCTTTATAGTCCGTTAACGTTGGTCGAATAGAGTTAAGCCACCCATCTTCTAGGTTTGATATATAGGAAGCCTCATCTATAATTACCCCATGAAACTTCCTGCCTCGTAGGTTGTCTAGCCTTTCGCCTGTAAAAAACTCTACTAACCCCCCATTAGGAAAATATATCTTTAAATCTTTGCTTTGATACGGAAGTGAGCCCGATAGCTTTTCATAAAACTGCTTGGCTAGTTTATAGGTAGGGGTTATGTAGGCTATCTGTTCCCCTGTTATAGCTTTAGTGATTAATTTAATTTGAGAAAGTTCTGACTTACCGAACCGCCTACCGCACATCAATACAACAAATCTAGCCTCTGAATCTAATATAGGGTCTTGGTTAATATGTGGCTCTGGTATCTCAATACTACTCATAGAATGGTCTTGCCCTTCACAAAGATAACCTCTACTTTATTATCGACCTGCATATCTACTTGTTCTTTAGGTTTACCATATACCCTAGTCAATAAAGTTTCTAGTGAATACAGGCTACCCTTCTCTAGGCTCTTCTTCATAGCATTAGCAATAGTTTTTTCTAGTATGGTAGCTTTCGGGTTATCCCATACCTGCTTTAACTCATCTAAGTCCATAGCCATCATACTCTGGATAGTATCGTTTATTTCTGCTAGTTTATAGCCTTGCTCTTTTAGTAAGCTAACATACTTTCTAGGTCTGCCATTAGGGTTTCCAGATACTCCTTTTTCAAATGGTATTAAATGCTCTCTGCTCATTCTGTTATTCTTCTGTTTTAACGTAAGGTTTACCATTTATCTTTACCTCTAAACTAGGGTCTAGTTTTATCATTCTATCTACTATAACTTGGCAGTATTTAGGGTCTAACTCCATTCCGTAGCACTTCCTTTTTAATTGATGTGCTGCTACCATTGTTGTTCCTGTTCCCAAAAATTCGTCTAATACAATGTTTCCCTGCTTTGTAAATTGTAATGCCCATTCTGGCAAATCTATTGGAAATGTAGCTGCGTGAACACTTGAAAACTCATTATTTCTTTGTGGTTTTCCACGATAAATATTTGGAATTGTTCCTCTAAAATTAGCATTTGGAATTGCTCTTGAAGCGTTTTCTTTTGATGAAATAAAGAACAGATACTCCCAAGAACTTGTCATTACATTTTCTGCCATTGCAGGTGCTCCGTGTCCTTTATCCCAAATAGCAACATCTATAAAATTATTTTTATATTTGTTAAGATATTCAATTAGAGCAATTTTATTACCTGCTAAACTTTGTATATTACACACAAGATAATCTGAAAATAATAAAGCATTATTTGTAAATCCTAAAAGCAAATCTAAATAATCAGATTGTTTTTGATTATCATTATATTGATTATATTTATTATCAGTTGTATGTGTATTTCCGCTTAATGCTTCGCTTTTACCGGCATTATATGGTGGGGATGTAAAAGACAAATTAGCTTTCTCTCCATTCATCAACTTTGCCACTTGGTCGCTGTCGGTACTATCCCCACAAAGTAAACGATGCTCACCAATCTCAAACAAATCACCCAGTACAATATCAGTTTTAACTTCTTCTGGTATTTCATAGTCATCCTCTACTGCTTCTACTTCTGTTCCTTTAAAGTCTGGTATATCCATACCCCATTCATTCAACTGCTCTGCATCCCATTCATTAGCTATTATTTCCCAATCCCATTCCCCATAGCCTAAATTGTCTTTGATAATAAACTCCCTTTGCTGCTCCTCTGTTAAATCACTAGCTTTAATTATTGGCACTTCTTTTAACCCTGCTTCTTTACAAGCCTTCAATCTCATATTCCCACCCAGAACAATCATATCATCATTAACTACAATGGGTCTAAGTTCTAGCATCTTAGGGAAGTCCTTTATGCTTTGTACTAGCTTAGCAAACTTCTCGTCTTTGACCAATCTTGGGTTATTAGGATTGGCTTTTATTTCGTTTATTTTAACTACCATTCTTTAAAAAATATAGTGTAATCGTTTTGCTCTTCGTAGTATTTAGTGCACTCGCCCCATATCTCTCCTGCTTTATTTAACCCCTCATCCTTCATCTTTCTATACTCGCTCTGCTCCCCTATATCGTGTCCTAAGTGCCTAGATTGACAATCCCTCATATAGTAATTAATAAACCCTGTTCTGGTTAATCTTAACCCATAGTCGCTATCCTGCATTCCGTATGGGTCAAACTTCGTATTAAAATATCCTATTGTGTCTATTGCTTTTCTAGGGATGACCACGTTTCCAAAAGTAGCCCAGTTCGGGTGTATGCTTATACCATTTATAGTTTCTGTAGGCGGTAGGGTTTCAACACAATATATCCCACACATTCCCGTATTAGGAATAGCCTCTAGATGCTCTACTGCCTTTAATAACCAGTTATCTGGCATTTCTATATCATTTCCACAAAAGGCGACCGCATCGTATTCCCTCGTTTTATCTATGCCCTCATTTAACGCAGCAGATATTCCTATCCTATCAATTACAAATAAATCAAAAGGGTAACCTCCCCTGTATAAAGAAGCCTTTACCTGCTCTGTGTAAGTATGTCTATAATAATCAAGTAGGACTACCGCTACGTTCATTCTTTCCTAAGTATTTAGCAGGATTACCTGCGTATTTAGAATATGGCAAAGTTACTAAACCTTTTGTTACCACAGAACCCATCCCTATTATACAACCCATAGCAATGTATTGCCTTTGATGGATGACTGCGTTTAAACCTATGTTTACATTATGGTCGATAATACAATGTCCACCTATCCTTGCTCCACAACTTATAGTAACGTTATCCCAGATATGACTATCGTGTCCTATGTGTGTACCTTTCATAAAAAAACAATCATTACCTATATATGTAATGTTTTCCATTCCACCATCTATCGTTACTAATCCTGTAAACTTGTTATCATCGCCTATAACTACTATATCGTTGGTCTGTAGCCAATTCTTTTTATGTTCGGCAGGAGCACCTATAATACAATAAGCACCAATATAATTACCTTTCCCTAACACTACATTAGGGTATACAATAGCAGTCGGGTGTATGTAGTTAGTAGAATCTGCCATACGCTTCCATGAATTCATTGTGCTTCTCTTTAAGGAAATCCATAAACTCTTTTTTATCTCCGTATTTTATATGACATTCTCTACAAACGCTCATTAGGTTTTCTATGTTATTTTTTTCTTTACTTCCTCCCATTCCTCTGCAATCTATATGATGTATGTCTACCCCACGTTTGCCACAGACCTCACAAGCAATAAACTCCTGACCTGTATATCCAAAATAATCAAAATATATTTTAGTATGCTTCCTCATAAAGAACCATCTTGTAGCATCTGTCCTTCCTTATCATCTATTCTCCTGTACTTCTCATGCCACAGAGTATTTGTTAAAGTTACAGATTTTTTTACTATTTCCTCTTCGGATGATTTTGGAAATAATAAGTGCAAACATTCGTGGACTAATATCTCAAGTGCTTTTTTGCCCTTTAACCTCTCGTCTATCTCTACAAATCCTGCACTATCCGCTAAACCCCACGCTTGATGCTTACCTAGTTTTTTATATTTAACTTTAATCCTCACGCATAGCCAGTAAGTCAGGTCTATCTATCTCTACTTCAAACTTATGTTTACTCCTGACCTTTGCTAAAATTTTTCTTAAATGCTTTTCTTTTTCGTACAACTCTTGCAATTTTCCTACTATGTATACCTCTTGTTCTTCATTTGTCATCTTGTAGAATTTTTTTGGAAACATATAATTTATTTAGCTGTTGACAAAAGTAAATGTCTTTTTTGATTAATCTTAACCTCGCTTAGCCTTTTTCTGGAAGCTGCTCCACAATTACCGCACTTACGTAACTCGTAAGTATTTGCAGTAGTAAAATAAAGTTTACCCATATCTTTCAATTCCGCAGAACCACAGCTAGGGCATCTCTCTTCCTTCTCATCCAATATAAATAATCCCATGTTTGGGTGTGGTTTAATCCAAGCCCTGATAAGCAAATAGGTTTCTTCTAGTATTCGTACATCCTGCACGTTGTATTCTTCCATCTCACGTAATGCATTTGCATTACCTTTCATGCAATTTTCCCAGAGTTCAAAGTTTGTTTCTTTCTTTCTCTCTAAGTTCAAAAGTTTGTTTACATAATCTAGTTTGTTAGATGTAAACCCAAACTGCCTCCGTATATGCTTCAAGGTATCTATTTGCTGATATGGTAAAGGTGGCTCTAGTCCGTTAATAACAAACCGAGTATTAATTTTAGGTATATCAAACTTCTCTCCGTTATGTGCGATAACTATATCCGCCTCATTTATTAGCCTCCAAATTCCTTGTATTATACGTTTATCATTCTCTGCCTTAACTTCCTCTGGCTTGAGCCTAGCCGAATATACCTTATCCTCAAAAAGCCACTTAGCAGCCCAAGTCAAGCAGAACCAATCCGATTGTATTTGGTTCACTCCGATATTGACATTCCATATAGACCATACATAAGCCCGAATAGGGGCAGTTTCTATATCAAGTATAAGAACCTTCGCCGATGTGTTTATCTCCTCTTTAAAGCCTTTAGGATTGTTTTTAGTATCATAGTTAGGCTTCTGGTACATATCTTTGTTGTTCATCGCATTTCGTATTTTTTTACCAGCTAACCCCCTTATAGTGCAGATATGTCTCCGAGCCTGTTCTAAATTACTAAATAAAGGAATGTTCTCCTTATACATCTTTTTTCCTAATGTATAGGATTTCATCTCTGGATACTGCCGACAATAATCCTCTGCTAGTAACCCCTTCTTGGTTTTCTTCATCATATCAAGACAAAGCCGTTTTTATCTACTTTATCCTGCTCATGAAGTTTATATAATTGATTAATCGTAAAGCCTAATGTTTTTTGAAAATGCGGTGCGTCTTTAAATTGCCAGTTACCTCCCCACTCCCATCCGTACTCACTAAAAACTTGTACTACCTCTTTCCAATCTGCTTTTCCATCTTTATCTATATCTGCCTTCTGGTCGTAGCTAATTGTTTCAAATACCCAATCGTTATTCCTATCGTGCATTAGTACGATGTCTATAGCTAGACCGTAATTGTGATAAGACCGACCTGCTCGTGCATTAGTTACTATTCTACCTTGCTTAGTTCTGCCAATCTGATACAAAGCATTCTGCTCTGCAAAAGTCCGTAGTGTATGCGTAAACCTGCACATAACTTGATTGCCTAGAACTTTTACAATGTCCTCATATAAATCCATAGCCTCATCCCGAAGTTTGGGATGAAGCATCTGGATTCGTTCTATCGTGATTTTATCACTTGGCATCCTTAGCGAAAACACCTATAAGGAGTGCACCTACACCTGCCAAAACTAGCTGCCAGTCATTCTTTTGGATTCCTTCAAAAATAATAGGAAGTCCTGCAACCGCACCGAAGAGAGATGTTTTAATGTTGTTTAAATACTCTTTCATATTTTGGATTTTTGATTGAAAATTTTATGTGCTATCTTTTCTACACCCCTAAGCCCCATAAAGCCTAGAATGAACGCTACTGAAAACTGATGATTAAGTTTATCAATCCCTAGCCAGTCGCATACTACAGGAGTAAGATAATTAGCCGAAGCCACTCCGCCAAACATTGCTACTAGGGTTTCTTTAAAATCTTTACCTTTTTCAATAAAGAAAAAACTACCAAAAAATCCTGCAATAGATAAACCAACGTTTATCCCTAGTTCTTCTAACTTACTCACCTTTCAATTCTTTAAGTTTATTTTGAGCCCATTCGATTCCTGCCTGTCCACCCCAAGCATCTACCGCTAGTCCTCCACAGCCTTCAGAATACGGAACATCTTTATATTGTAAATGCCGAGCAAACGATGCCATGCGTGAAATCGTTTCTCTTGTTATATTCTCTCTATTTGCTAATTGATATGCTCTAGATTTCCCAGTTTGAGTTAGGCACGTTCCCCATCCGTTTTTCTCTGCCCAAGCTATTGCCCTTTTTGCTGCGTTTGTTGCTGATTGTGGGTAGTCATTATATGATTGTGCCATCGCTACTCGAATCGCTGCCCATGCCCTGTGTGCTTTCTCTTCTGTATCATAGATACACGAGCCACCCCCAATTCTGTATTTACCATTCGAACACTTAATGACAGGCATCTATTGCTTTACTATAAATGCTGTGCCGAAGATTATTTATCAAATGCAGGTTAAAATTTGTATTACAATAATCATATAAAGCCTGTCCACTCTCTTCCCTCATAGCCTTATCATTAACTAAATCTTTAACGTGCTTATACCAGTCGGTCTGTTTCTTTACGTAATGTACAGGTAAGTTTAAATAAGGGTTAACATGACTAACGATAGCAGGGTTTTTTTTAGCTGCTGCTTCTAATACTTTTAGGTTAGATTTCATAGAGTTAAAGAACGTATCTTGAAGCGGTACTAAAGATATATCCGAATCTCCTGCTGCCTCCATATACCTAGTAACTTCGTTATATCGGTAAATTTGTGTATCTAGTTTTCTACCTGCCGAATAGTAAAAAGCCATAGTATTCCAGATTTCCCCTTCGTGATACCCAGCCATAACCATTTTAACATTTAGTGTGTTAAACCTTTTTACTGGTTCTTTTAGGATTTTTATATCGTGTAAGTGAGTATCCGAGCCTGACCAATATAGCCTGACCTTATCGCTAGATATTTTCTCGTCTTTGTACTGCTCTTCTCCGTATGGAATAGCATTCGGCAGAATTTCTACGTTTTTATTTAGTTCACTTATCTTATCTGCTAACCTTTCATGAGTGCAAGTACACAAGTCAGCTATTTCTATGTATCTTTTTATTTTTTCGGTAACGTTATTTTTTACATATCGTTCGTAAAGTATATGAGTAGGGTCTAACGCCCAAAAGTCATCATTATCTATAACGAGTTTAAAGTTATATTTATTTCGCCATTCTTCTAACTTTTCCGCAGCGATATTATTTAGCATCCTGTTTATCAAAAGTATATCGTAGCCCTGCTCTAAAACTTCCTCGTTTAAAAGGTCGGTAATTAATCCGTAGTCCTTTTTCATATAAGTTACAGGCATCATTATTCGATGCCATCCTACCCCAGAGATTCTTTGTGTTATGCCTAGTATTCTCATTTTTTAGGTCTGCCCCTTCGCTTTGGTTGTACAGAATCTTGTACAACTTCTTGCGGTAGAGATAGGTAGTATGCGTATAATCTAGTCAGCGTTTCCATTACACAGCTAGAGCACCACTTAGTCATAACAAAATTGCTATCTAGATATTCTCTGTAAATATGCTCGTACATATTTAACAAATGAATATCTAGGTTTCTGCAGTATCCGTTTTGTATAGTATGATAGTTTCCTATATTGGCTTCTAAAAAGTCCTTGTGTTCTTGTTTCATCTCGTTACTAATTTATATAGATAATCCATAAAAAGTTTCAAAATAGGTGCTATTACACCTGCTGTAAACATATAGAAAACATAGGGCAAGGCTTCTGGAAATACGTATAAACCTAAAGCCATCCAACTAGCCAGACAACTAGCACAATTAAAAGGCTTAAAATTTATATGCCATTTGATATAAAACCTATGTATATCTACAAAAAATACCGCAAAGCATATAGCAGCTATAATTATCATTTTCTTATTTTAGATTTTAAATGATGTTTGGTTTTATTTAGGGTACGGATTATGCTCATATACGGTATTCCTGTGGCTCGGCTTAGTTTCCTAGCATTTCTGTCAAATTCAAACGTATAAAGCCTAAGTAACTCTTTTTCATACCAATATAAGCCCTCGAAGTATTGCATAACAAATTCGGTTGCATCCTTTTGGCTTTCCTCTGCTTTTTCTATCGGCTGGTACTCTACAAAATTCCTATACTTGCCGAAAAACTTTTTATCTGTGCTTCGGACTAGATTAAGCATAACCCGAACCACGTAGAATCTTAGCTGTTTATTTTCATAAAGCGTAAGTAACTTAGCCTCATCCATTTCCGCTAGTATTAAAAATAATTCGCTTTTTAAATCCTCTTGTAGTTCTATAGGGTGCATCTTACTAATAGCCTCATTTACCTCGATAGAGTTCCATAATTCCACAAGTATGTCATTACGGGAATTTTTCAAAACTTACTAAAATAGGTTTACCTTCTTCATCTATGGTACAAATATAAACTTTTGCACCGCAATTCTGTGCATCCTTTAATCGCTCTATCTGTTCTGGTCTTAACCTATCTAGTTCTGTTTTTACTTCTACACAGGCATAAATACCTTCGCTAGTATATCCCTGAAGGTCTGCCCATCCTTTTTGGATAGTGCCCTTCCGCCTCCGCACAGGTATGTTGTTTACCCTGTTCAGTCGATAGCCTTTCTTCTCTAGGCTTTCCTTTGCCCATCGTGTTAAATCTGCTGCTGTCATATCCACAGTGAGGACAAATATCCAGCCCTCTATGGTTTTTATAGGTCGTAATCGTATAGTGTCGTTTACATAGGCTGCACCGCATATTGTCTGATTATTTCTACTGGTAAGAATTTCTGCAACTCGAATCCCTGCTGCGAAAAGTTTAAATGCCTAGCGTATTTAAAAGCATCTATCGGAATCTGAAAATGCTCTTTGTCTATTGTCAGGCGTACGTGGGTTAGTTCTAGGCTATTTAACAACTCGGCATTAAATCCGTAGCACTTGCTTTTATAGTGATAATGCCTCGCACTATTCCTTTTTACGTATAGAATTTTGTTTACTAAGTCGACCTGCCCGATTGTTTTAGGTCGCTTTCCCTTTAGCCATAGCCTAATCTTCGAAGGTTTGCCACTTGTAATACTTAGCATATTACCGTAGCCATCTGTTAATTCCCAACTCATAAATGTAGTTTTTAAATATGTGATTTATCTTGATTTTCTCCTTTACTCATGTATTTACAGTATTCGTATTTTGGAAACATCTGGTCTAAAAACTGCTCATCGTACCATAGTCCGTTTACGTTAAACATTTTTTTATTATTGATTACCCTCCAATGCAGGTTATTCCTTTCCTGATTTTTGGCTATTAACTTACTAATTTTATCAGTTTTCATATATGTATTGTTTTATAGTATTTTAATGATAGTTTGAAAATTTTATTTTTAATATTGTGCTATAAACTGCGCTTAATCGGATAATATCCGTTTTAATACCCAAAATGTTACAATATTGTGCATTATAGTGCATCTTTTATACGCTGTAAATAAAGTGCGTGGTCTAGGCTTTCTTCTATGGCGTGGTCTATCCATTCTTTTACCGTTAGGTCAGTTCTGTCTAGCGTAGTTCCGTACTTCCTTATTCCAGTTTCAGAACGTATTTTAAGTAGATTAGCAATTTTGTAAACTACTGCGTCTTTGTTGTCGATAGCTACGAAATCCATGTTTATTTATTTAAGGTTAAAAAATACTCGTATACTACTAGCTTTCTGCACAGGTTCTCCATCTCCTGTTCATTCCGAAGAACTTGCTTTATCTTTCTTTTATCCCATCCCGAATGCTTGACTGCTTCTATTGTTTTCTCTAGGGTATCAATAAAATTAAAGTTAAATAAATTCTGCGTATAAATTATATCAAAAGCAGTTAATCCCATAAAAATATCCCAGAATGGTACAGGCTCTTTTTTGAATATTTCATATATAAAATCTAGGTCTATCTTCTCTGGGGCTATTTGCCGAGCAGGTTCTATAGTTTCTCT